TTCTGCTTTTAAGATACCACCACCTTTTGGCATAGGTCTTTGTTGCAGTTGCCCAGCACTAGCATATGAACCTAAACTTTTTTCTAATTGTGACAATGTGCCATGATCTATTCTCTTTTCCCATAGCAATTCACCTTCTTTTGTTCTTGGATCTGTAAACCCTAATGATGTTTTGGTAGGTGTTGGATGACCTATTTCATATCTTGCAGGTAAACATAAGTGATCCCAATCATTATATTCGTTTGCCAATATATGACCAGTTAGATCGTTCTCATGTACTCTTTGCATAATAATAATAAAAGCACCAGTCTTAGGATCGTTCAATCTTGTCTGCATAGCTTGATCCCACCACTCTAGAACTCCTTCTCTAACTGTAGATGATTCTGCTTCTCTTACGTTATGTGGATCATCAATAACTATTATGTCACCACCTTCTCCAGTTAGTGCTCCATCTACTGACGTTGCTATTCTTTGACCAGTCTTATCATTCTCAAATCTTTGCTTTTGGTTTTGATCTGACGTTAACGAAAATGTATCTCCAAAATATCTTCTGTACCAAGCACTATCAATTAATCTTCTGCACTTAACGCTATCTCTGATAGATAAAGATCCTGCATAGCTTGCAAATAGAAATCTTTTAGATGGTTGTATTGTCCAAGTCCAAGCTGGTAGAGCTACTGCTACGCTTATAGACTTCATATGTCTTGGTGGAATATTTATTATAAGTCTTTTTATATCGCCTTCTACTACTGCTTGTAGATGTTCTGATACTGCATCTATATGCCAGTTGTCATAGAAATCTCTGCCGGGTTCAATCGCTTCCCAAGAGTTTTTCGTGAACTCCTTCAATGACCTTTTCATTTCCTCTGCTTCCACCTTCTGTAGTAACTGAGGTAAGGATTGATTTAAGTTTGCTAAGTTCATTGTCGCTTATCCTAGTTAAGTCTATTACTTGCCTTTGTTCTACTATAGTTTCTTTCTCTATCTTATCTTGCCAACCCGCTCTGTTTTTCAAATAAAAAATCATTGCAGTATTATCGCCTTCAAGAGCTTTCTCATATAGTTTATTAGTTACTCTTTGAATGCCTCTGCCTTTACCTCTTTTTATAGCCTCTCCAAACTCTTTAAATTCGTTCTGTTTATCATATAAAGTTGATTCGCCTATTCCTAAAGCTAAAGCTATTTGTTCAGACGTAAGTCCTTGAGATGCATAGGCTTCTGCTCTTTCGCACATATCTTTTGTAACTACAAATTTAGGTCTTCCAACCTTCTTAATAGTATTTTTATTTTTTTGTTTCATTTTCTTCTCTCTTATCGTGATAAACATACACTAGAGCTTCACACTTAGGACAAGATAAATTAGTTACTATTGCATGTTCCTCATCATCTTCTGTATCGTGATCTCCACCCCATGTTAATTCTGTATTACAAGCCCAGCAATTCATCATAACCTCATTTCAAATTGCTCATCTTTATTAATTTGTGTATCTACATTTTTTTTAAACCCAGCTAATTCATTATTTCTAAGTCTTGTATAAAGTTTAAAATCTTGATCTTTCAACAATAGCATAGCATCTTCATACTTTTGATCTAGATATTTTTGTGTGGCTTCATCTATGTCAGACGTAATATCCATCTGTATTCTCCTCTACAACTTCTTCATAAACCTTAGTTGTATTGTTATATGTAAAGAACTTTTGACCTATGTGACCATATACGCCTTGCTCTCTAATCTTTCTAGTTATGATTTTAGTTGAATTATCTTCAAAGTCTCTATGCACAACCAATGCAGTATCACTCATGTTTGCCCAATGTGCTGATCCACTTACTTGATATAAATCAGGTGGTGGAACTACACCACTATCATTTCTCTGCAGTTTATGAGGATGAGCTACCATCCAAACGACTAATTGATGGTTTCTTGCAAACTGCTGACATTTAGCAATTATGTCACGAATGTGTTCATCTTCTCTTTTAGAATAATCTCTGTTAGGACTAATCTGATTAAATGGATCTATGACTAAACCCTTTATACCAAATCTTTGTTTAGCAATCTTTGCCTTACCCAATATAAACTCTATGTCTGGAATCTCTTCTGTATTCTCAATAAATTTAAAATGATTATCCAAAAACTCTATTCCATTATTCAGATCATCTTGAGTAATTCTAGCAGTCAGTCCTATGTCAAATGGCTTTCTACATCTCTTCTCAAGTAAACGCCTAATATGGTTTGGAGTTGAATGCTCTGGACTAAATATTGCAAAGTTCCAGTTCTCATTCTCTGCCAAGTTTAAAAGTATCTGATCTAAAAAATTACTTTTACCATGATTTGGAATACCAGTTATCAAGTTAAATGTACTTGGCATAACCTTGTATATTTTATCTAACTCTTTGAATCCAGTGCTAAAAGCCTTCTGCTCATTGCCATCATAAATGTTCTGAACACTATCGTGATACTCTTTTACTCCATGCAATCCTTGAACAGGAAACTCTTCAGCATATTGTATACATTCTCTTAATGTTTGTTTATCATAATTAATTAAACATTCGTTGGCATCTTTACATTGCCAATCATCTATACGAGGAAAATTGACAACCTTACAAATGTCTTTGCCAAACCTATGAATAATCTCCAACCTCAACGCCTTGCCATTTTCATCAGCATCTGTAGCTACAATAACTTCATCTGCATCAAAAATCCATTTAGAGTGTTCAAACGCCTTAAACCTTTTATCATCAGATTTAAACTTGGGTGTTTGAGGTGCTCCATCTGGTAGACTAACTACATTTCTAAATCCAGCCTCATACAATGCCAATACATCCATTTCACCTTCCACAAAGATTACATTCTTCATGTTAGTTTCTTCCCAAAATGTTTTTAACATATCTATATTATACAAGCACTTAGTTGCATTTTTTTCCTGCAGAAACTTCTTATCTTTTGTTCTGCTTTTAATGTTTACTATATCTCCATCCAAGTAGTATGGGAAACATAGCTTTTGATCTTTAGTAAATAATTTAAACTCCTCTGCAGTCTCTTGACTTATCTTTCTATTATTAAGCCATAACAAAGAGTTAGGTGATAAATCATGATTCGCATTAGATACAATTGGTATTGGTGGAGCTACAGTTTCAATTTCTTTTTCAACTACTGCTCTTCTGAATTGATTATCTACTTTTTGTTCGTAATTGTTTACAATTACTTTGCCTTCTCTTACACCACCACTCCAATCACAGTGATGACACATCCAAACGATAGAATCATGTTTAACTGTAACAGACAAGCATGGGTCATGCTTTTTTCTTCTGTGTGGACTACAGTTTGGGCATCTAGTTCTGTAATCGCCTTCACTATAGCTATTTAAAAATATTCCTTCTTCTTGAGCTTTTTCTATAATTGTTTTTTCATTATTCATCATTTTTTTATCCTACTAATAAATTTAAGTTCGTTTTTCGTTGTTTCGGTTGCTCTACATCATTAAAGCGTTTTTGTGATAGCCAAGTCTTGGCGTGTGGGATAAATCGTTCATCTTTCCCGGTTTGCGACTTAGCAAAAAGTTTAGTCTTATTCATCAATTTTTCAAAAGATATTTCTTTATCTCTTAAAACTATGTTGAATTTTTGTGATGCTCCAAACTTATTGTCGTTTGGTCTATTTGGATATTCTTTCCAAAATATCTCAAATTCCTTACTATATTCTTTTTTATTATGATAGGTTATTGGTGTTGCATTCTGCATGGGGGGTGGGGTAGCAATTTGCGACCGGGTATCTATTTTCAATTTATATATGTTACTTGTCTGTCTGTGATTATTGTTTTGAGTAAGTTGAAATCTTCTCTCAACCTCAATAAAATTTTTATTTGCAAGTCTTTTCAAAGCACGAATCACTGTATCTGTACTACATTCACATACCTCTGCTAACTTCCTATGAGAAGGATAACAAGTGTCATTTGCATCTGTATACTGTGCCAATATAATTAATATTAGCTTATCTGTAGAGTTACCTACCTTTACTTCAGATGCCCATTTTAACGCTGACCACGACATATATTTCCCCTTATATCTCTGTGATAATTATTGGTGGATCATATGTAGCTAAAATTTTTTTTCTTAACATATAATCTCTAGTCTTAGTTGCCTTAGACTTAACATCCTCTACAATAATATCACTGCCATTTTTATACCTAAAGTCTGCAGTATATCTTCCTATCTTAACGCCATTGACCATAAGATCAAACTTAGGATGTAATTCTAAATCAGTTATTTCTTTTGCTCTAAGCAGAAGCTCTAACTCCATATACCTCTTAAGTTCTTTCTTACTATCAAACAACTCACCATTATAAGTTTGTTTGATGGCGTTGTATTTGTTTCTCGTAAAAGTCATGCCCAGTAACCTCATTATTGGTAAAATCAAATATCAATTTAGCTTTGTTAAATCTTGGAAGTGTTTCACCTCTACTCCATTTTTCAACATTTCTAAATGACACTCCTATTTCTTCACCAAAAGATCTATAGTTGTAGCCATTCCTTCTAATCCATTCTCCTAATTGCATTAGTTTCTCCATAAAAAAATTACAGTAAAACATATTTCAAATAAAGTAAACTAAAAAAAAGGGTTTGACAAACCTTTTTAATGGGAGTAGAACTGTAAATGGAAGTGAATGGGGAAAGTACCAGCGGCGTGTTGGCGTTCACTTCCAAACATAACGAACAACAAAGAAAGAGTAACCAATGTATAAACAAAAATATGAAAACTACAATGTTGAGTTCAACATTCGTAAAAATCTCAAAACAAAAAGACCCACAGAGGGATACAAGACAGAGCAAGAAAGGCTTTATGCATATGCTTCTAATGTATCTGATTGGGTTGTTTGGTATCAAAACACAATTATAGGTGAGGTGTATAAGACTACATCATACTGTGGTGAATGGGCATACTGTTCAATTGATGGCAACATCAAAGGCAACGCTTATTTCAAAACAAATGCAGTAATGGAATTGTGGGAAATGTGGAGAGTGCAAAACAATAAGGAGATCAAAGATGAAAAGTAATAATCCTTTTAAGACACATGGCATAGAGCACTTGTCTCCAAGTAAAGTAAATCTTTGGGTATCAGATCCAGCCTTATTTATAGGTACATATTTATGTGGTATGAAAGGTAGTTTTGGTGTTGGTGCATTTAGAGGCAATGCAGTAGAGCACGCCTTACAAAAGAGAATAACTAACAAAGATCTACCACCAAAAGCTATAGATGAGTTTTTATATGGATCGTTTGATGCAGAGTGTATTGAGCACAATATATCTACAGATGATGAAAAGCTAATCAAAGAAAGGAAAGCCTTAGAACTTTACTACAGTTCAGCGTTAGATATTTATTCTGACTTAGGTACGCCTACACATTATCAACATAAAATTTATTATTCTATACATGAAGATTTGCCTATACCCTTTCTAGGTTACATAGACTTTGTGTATGAAGATAGTATCAGAGATTTGAAAACAGTTGGTGTTAGACCATCAAAATTTTCTGATGCTCATCAAAGACAACTCGCAGTATATTCAAAAGCATTTCCTGATAAAGAGCTTTGGTGCGACTACGTTACCAAAAAAGAGGCAATGTCTTTCAAACTGCAGAATGTAGAACAACGCTTAAATCAAGTTATAAATATTTGTTTTGGGTTACAGAAATTCCTAAGTATCAGCGATGATCCTTATGAGTTAGCATCCATGCACTATCCTAATTATGATAGTTGGATGTGGTCAGAAGAAATGAAGAATCAATCAACTAAAATTTGGAGTAACAAATAATGAAATATCAATCAGATTTAACTGCAGTAGTCTGCCAAGCTATTGAAGATGCTAGACTAGAGTTTCTACCATTGGAAAAAAATGGTGTGAATAATTATTTTAAAAATAAAAAAGGCGATCCACATTTATATAGCACATTAGATGATATATTTAATGCTTGTCTTCCATCCTTGCATAGACACAAACTATCTATCATGTATCAAGTGCAGATATTTAGAACTGATACTAGCTTGGAGAACGTACTAACAACTACGATTACTCACTTACCTAGTATGCAGTTTATATCTTCTGCAACCACTCTTGGTAACCAAACTGCTAAAAGCCAAGATGTAGGGTCAGCAATAACTTACCTTAGAAGATATCAGATACAAGCTATGTTAAATCTTGAAGCTGACTTTGAGGATGATGGAAACTCAGCATCTGGAAGAGTTGGTAAAGAGGCTAACATAATAGATACTAAAGAAAAAACAGAGAAACCTAAAAGAGACTTCGTTTTATATAATGAGGTTGGAGAGATTAAGTCTGTAGTTAATAGCTTTGCAACTTATATAAATGAGTTAAACAAAGCTATTCCTATGATATTGAAGAACCATGCTTGTAGTTCGCCTACAATTATTCAACTTCAAGATATCTACAGTTGGGCAGAAAAGTTAGCTGAGAAAAAAGACCTAAAACGATCTGCTGAAAACGTAATGGCAAAATGTAAACAACTTATAAAAATAATTAAGGGAGAAGAATAATGCAAAAAGATAACACAAATTCTGGGATTTTATATAAAAACTCTGACAATTGGCAAATCATCCAACAAGGTAAACTTAATATAGATGGCGATGAGCAACGTATTATAGGTGTTAGTCGCAAAAACAAAGATGGTCAACCTATGGTAGAATTGTACAGAGCTATTGGAACTCTAAAGAAAAATCAAGACAAGCAGTCTGAGAAATCGCCTAATGCAAAGGGTGTTGTCAATAAAATAAAAGATACTGGTGCTATGACAATCTCTGCTTGGAAAGAAACATCAGAGGCTGGGAACCCTTATACAAGTTTGAAGGTTAGAGAGTTTTCGTCTGATAGTACTTATACAGATCCAAATAGTGAAAGAAACACAGTTTATAACAACGATGGAGATAGCAATGATGACTTGGATTGGTAAATTAACTTTAGTTTCTAGTGTGGTGGCACTAGCATCTTGTAGCTCTAAATCACCAATAGAAAGTGTAAAATACAGAGCTAAACATAACACTGATGTAATTGTGGAAAAGAAAGTACATTTAATGCATAGGCAAGAAGTCATAAACGCTATAGAAGATTGTAAGTCTGCAAATCTACGACCCGTAATATTTTATAGCCATAGGTATGTAAATGAAAGACCTATACCCATGATAGCTGACGTAACTTGTGCACCTAAATCGGGTTACTAAAATGTTAATACCAAAGTCTAAAAAGATTAAAAACAAAAAACATTTGATGTTTGTTGCGAATCAAAAATGTTGCCTTTGCACTGTAGCCGCTGATTGGTGCAGAGGTAATGTCCAAGCTCATCATTTACTAAAGCCATATGATGGGAAAAGAGGCATGGGTATGAAGGCTAGTGATAATAATGTAGTGCCACTATGTTATGGTCATCACGCTGAACTACACGATGTTGAAGGACATGAAGATAATTTTTGGACACGATATAATCTTGAAGAAGATTTTGGTAGAAAGAATGCTGAATATTGGTGGAACATTTCGCCTTACAATGAAGAAAGATTTAAAAAATGAACGAACAAATAATTTCAGAAAAAGAAGTATCAAAGGCTTTGGACTATCTTAGGGATTCCGCTGCCGAAGTAGCTAAAGCCAAAGCAGAACGTAGTTACTTAGAAGAATATAGAAAATCACTTAAGGCATTACTAATGAAAGATCATTTAGAAATGTCTGTTTCTGCTCAAGAAAGGGAAGCCTACGCTAGTGATGAATATATAAAACATCTAAGAGCATTACAAATGGCTATAGAGGTAGATGAAAAACATAAGTTTATGAGAGTAGCCGCTGAAGCTAAAATAAATGCATGGCAAACTATGTCAGCCAACTATAGATCAATAAAATTGTAATTCCATAGTGTCTCATTACTCTATGGATAGAGGTGGGTAGGTTTTTCTTACCAATTTCCTTTCAGCCTACCTACCTTGTAAAAAAAACATTTAAAAAGGGTTGACTTATGTATCTACATATAATATATTATTGGTATAAGGTAAATGAACAACAAAATTAGGTACAAAAAATGACAATAGAAAACATAAAAAACGACATAATCAATAGAACTACTCAAAATGGCAATCAATGGATTTGTGATTGGCATGGTAAGATTCATCAAGGCGAAAGTCTTGAAGACGTTATTAATATCATTCTTGATAAACATGGTTTGCTTTCAATGCCTAAAGGGAAAGTAGATAGTGGTGCTATTAGGAGTATTATTAAAAATGGTAGACGAAATGGCAGACGAAACAGTCACAGTAAAAATACTTTAAGATAGTAATTAACGATCAACAAAAATAGGAGATACGATATGAACGAATTATTACACGATATAAAGGTTTTGGATAAACTAGCACTCAACCTTGCTTGTCATCAATCACTATATGGTAAGGATGACTACTACATAGCCATGTCTATGAAAATTATCAAAAAGTCTCTCGCTGAAAAGAAAAAAATCGTAGAGAATTTTGAGAAAGAAAATATGTCATATGCTGACTATGAAGAGCACATGAAGGGCGTAGGTCTTTACGATGTTGCTTAGTATCTTAAAATTATTGGGGGTTATAGCTTCTGCTATAGCCACCATGTTCTTTTTTTATTATCTTTTATGGTTTGTATGCCTAATTGATAATGCTTGTTTTAACGCTAACTTTGGGGTGACGATATGAAAAATTGTAAAGCTGAAAGAATAAAGGCTAGTGCTACTTTCTTGAAAAATAAATCAAAAGACTATGGTCAAGCTATGAATGTGTATTGCCAAGATCATAGTAGCAAGATTATTAGGGATATTGGATCTTTAAATAGATCTTTGCTTACGTTTACTGAAATAAATCAACTAATAAAATTAATATGTATGTATAGACAATTAGATGGTTATTACCATGAAATGTCTGATCAAAAGCTAGATCGCCTAGAAAATAAATTACATGGCTTGATGGCTGATTCTAAAATAACTTCACATGAAAGGAAACAAGATGATAGTTAAAGAAATTAGAACTCTTTTTGGTGGTTTAGTTCCAGTTCATGGTAAATATGTAGAAAAAGCCATAGCAACTAAATCAGATGTTAAAATACATTATCAAGATAGAACTATGATTATAGCCTATTCTCAGCTAGATAAACCTATAAAGAAGACTGTAGTTCCTGATAAATTTGTAAAGCGTATGAACACATTATATTATTATGCTTGGAAACCTTTGGACAAACGACAAGGAGATTTATTGTAATGACAAATGGAACTAATGAAAATGATATCATAGCCAAAAGAAGAGTAGGTTATTTATCTTATTATACAGAGGGTATTGAAGATGCTTTGTGCGATGAAAATCTAAATTCTAAAAATACTTTTTCTGATTATTATAAGAAAGGCTATAAAAAAGGCTTAGAGATAAAAGAAAAGATGCTGATAAAAGGAATACCATATGGTTAGTTTATTAGTTAAAGAGGCTTCTGATGAAGTTATATACCTAAGAAAGATACTTCAAAATTATAAAAAGGATATTAAAAACTCTGAATTATCTCACGAAGAGAATCTTAAAGCCATTGATAACTTTATTAGAATGACCAACATAATCTATGCAAAATTAGAATTTGTAAAAAAAATATAAAAAAACTCTTTTTATGGGTTGACTTATGTATATACATTTATTATATTAATAAAATAACGATCAACAAAAATTGGAGAAACAAAATGACTAAATATACTTTTTGCGAAAATACAATCTCTGACCTTCATAAAGATGCTTGGGGTTACAGACCATCACAAGGATTTTGGGTAAGTTGGGAAGCATCA